TACTACGCAGATTTGGATGGAAGTTTACCAGAGAACATTAAAACAGCAATCGTTTATGCCATGGCTTCTTACATCGCAGAAAATGGTCGGGGTGACGGTGTTGTAACTCGCAAACAAATTGTTAGGTTGTTAAATGAAGACAAAGATTACCGGCCTAGTCCGCAGGATTGGGAAGCTTTTGGGCAACTGATTAATTCAAAATCAAGCACAATACGCACATTAGGTAAAACTGCAATAAAAGCACTAGGTATTAAAGCAGGTAAAGCAACAGACGCAGAAATTAATAGACTTGCTAATGACCTCGGGGCAATGGCTTACGCGGTTTTAACTGATCAAGGGATCCTTGAACAGAAAAAATTATCAAACAAAGATCACCCAAAAATCCCAAAAAAATATGATAAGAAGGGGAAGCTAATAGCAAGCCGGGTTTTTGTTGGTTTTTCACGAGATTGGGACATTACTAATGATGACCTGCGCGAAGAGGGTGTTAATCGGCCTATTACGTCCGAATTGGCCAATGAAATTGCAGAGGTTACTAAAGACTCCGCTTACATACTTGATCGGTTATTTAACCCAGAGAAACTAGATTCGTTACCTGGGCTAGAAGCGGCTGACTTTAACGGTAAGCCTTCTAACTCTGACCGGGATATTTCCCCTGCCCAACAAAAAACTGCCGATGCTTACGGTAAGAATCCCCATAGCTTGAATGAAGGCATGTCTACTGCAGTTGATGGCTTTGACACTGATTTACTCATCGAAATGGGTACTGGCAACCCCAAGGAATACGAATATCACAGCGTTAATCAGAAAGGCGTTGATGGTGCAAGAAGTGGTATAGCCAGAGAATTGGATGGGGCTGAAAGATTTAAAAACTTTTTATCTGAAGCTAAGAATTCCCTTAAAACTCCTTTTTACTTTATACAAGATATTTGGAAACAGCAACGAGCAGGTTTAGCGGCAAAAGATTTTAATATCCAAACCAGCCATTTACACCGTTGGATGACCCAAATTGATGCCCATAAAGTCACTTTCAAAATAGGTACCCGGCGCAAGAAAGATTCTCGACTAGAAAAAAACTTCAAATTAGCTGTTGCACAAGCTATGGGCATCGATATAGGCAAGCAAAATAGTCGAGCAAGTTTAAAAGGATTCAATGCGTTGGTTCGGGATCCGGCTATCACAGGTGATGAAGGGGTAGTTGCCCTCATTAACAAAAAATTAGCAGGAGATCCATTATCTCCCGAAGAGCAGCGCCAAATTGCTGATGTTGTAAATGACGCTGGAGAAGGTTTTCATAGCTTACGTGGTTTGACTGAGCTTGCTAAATACTTAGCCGCTAAAAAAGATGGAAAAGAGCTTACAACACATTTATCCATTGAAGTTGATGGAAAAACTAATGGCCCCGCTTTCAGTAACATTCTTACCGGAGTTAGCGACCCAAATCTATTAAAAGCATTTGGGCTTTTTACAGCAAACGACGGCTACAAGGATAGTCCAAATTATGCAGGGGACAGTCTGGATAACAAAGACCTGTATGAACAGGTGGCCGAATATGTTTCGATGTACCAGCCTAAAGGTGGATTAGTAAACATTATTAATAAGTATGCTAACTTTGCGGTAATTACAAAAAAAGACGGCACACGAAAAGATAACCGACGAAAAGCGGTAAAAACTCCAGTAACCGCAGTTGTATTTGGTTCAAAAATTAAGAGTGTGACCGATAATCAAATGTTTAATGAGTTTTTAAACAATATTTATCACGCTATTGAAGAGGCCGTAAACAAGAATGATATGCAAGCCGTAGCCCAAATTGAATCGGATCTTAGGCAGTTAATGGGCAAAAAGGTCACATTAGACCGGGATGCATTATCAAAGGATCCTCTGCCTTTCGTTCTACAAAATGCAATAAAAATTCATTTTGACCATTACATCAGCAAACCTGTTGAAGCGGGCCTCAAAAAAGTTTTGAAATCTTTCATGGACGCGAGTAGCGAATTTAACACCGCAGCTTCGGCAATGTATGCGCTGTATGAAGTCAGCAGCAAAGTAATTGAACAGGCGTACATCAAAGAACTAATACTGGCAGACGCAACTTTAGGGTATGAAAAGGTTAAAAATAAAAAGCCGACCGGTGAGTATCGATTGCTTCGCGGTTTATCAACTGAGCAGCAAGCAGAACTTAACAAGCGATTAATGAAAATCACCCCAATTGTACACACCGCCTTTTCTCAAGAAAGCGGTGATATTAATGCGGGTTTGACAGTGGGTAAAACTAACCAAGAAGGTGCATCAAGTGATGTACGTCCTGAATTTGGAGGCACTTTAAATCTGGCTACACCTTTAGAGGCTTCAGATGGAACATCAGCCAAGTCAATTAGGCATTATGGGCAAACAAAGTCTACCGAGCACCCAGGCGCATCAATGGTAGTAAGCCTTGTTCACAGTTTTGATAGCTGGATAGCTGCAAAAGTTTATTCAAAAATCCCTTCGATTAATGTACACGATGCATTGATACTCGGGTTAAACGATGTTGAAGAAGGGGCAACAGCACTTAACCAGGCAACGTATGAGGGCCTTAGAGATTTTTCATTAGGGCTGAATATAGCAGATGGTTTAGATCGTGTTATTGCTGGTTTTGCCGAAGTTGCGAAAGATCATCCAGAAGTATTAAAGGCATTGCAAACTACCGTTAATACGCCCCCTAAAACTGGGAAAGACCACTATAGACAGCTACGTAAAGTGCTGAAAAAAAATAATGGCAAAATTAGTAATTTCGCAAAAACTTTACGTAACAATGCAACGGTATTGGAAGCTAGAAAGCTCCAAGTGTTGTCTAATACCGCCTATGTAAACCAGTACGGTCACGAAGGAGGTCACTACTCAACGACAGAAGCCGATGCTAAAATTATTGCTAAAAAGCTTAAAGAGTTAAATTTAAAAAAGGCCCCGGTGCCGAGTGAGGATAAAAGTACATCGGCGGGCGAAAAAGCGGGTACTGTTTCTTCAAAATTACGGGAGACACCTTGGGGAGCCATAGGCACTTCAACAAGTCAAAGTGATCCTGTTATTACACAAATGTTTGATAATGCTGATGATATGTCCGCCAGTGAAATGGTAACTAAACTGGGTGATCACATTAAAAGCAGTGTTAAAGGGCCTAACAGCAAGTTTTTGCGGGGTTTATTAAAAGCGATAACAAAAATTTTGCCCGCCGATTTAAAAATACAGTTAATACGCCCTGATACCCCTTTTATTACGGGAAAGAATTTAGAGGACATGAAAACTGCATTTGGTGGTTACAATCCCAGTACTAATACCATCTATTTAAAATCACCAGAGTTTGCTACCTCGAAACTGGGTATTGAGCTAATTATGCATGAACTAGTCCATGCTGCGTTGTACTCTTATGTTGAAATGAATCCTAACGCACCCGAAGTAGCAGAACTTCGCGCTGTATTTGACCATGCCAAAAAGTTTGTTAAAGAGATTGGTGTTACTAAATACGACGAAACAGCATTGAAAAATGTTCATGAAATGATTGCTTGGGGAATGACGAATGTAGATTTTAGGGAAAATGTACTTTATAACTTGTACATCCCTGCCCCTTCAAAAGTCGGTAAGAATAAGTTTTTTGATGGCATGCAAGCATTCATACAGGGGATGATTAAAGTTCTGTTTAAAAACCGTCCTGTAGCTACTCAAGAAATTGCCCATAATGGTTTAGCACGAGTGATTGCTAATGTTGGTTTGGCTATATCAGCAGCCGAAAAACAAAGTAAGCAGCAAAGCAAAACCAACAAAACCTTATTTCAACAGGATCCCCATGCGGCAACTATGCGGTTATCTGCCGTCGAAGCATTTGATGCACTGGGTCAGGGTACCTACAGTAAAATCGATAACCCAAGGCATGAAGCAAATGTACGTGATTTAATCAATACGGTAGTTACTAAAATATTTGGAAGTGAGGGGGCCCTACAAGACCTATCAGAGAAAATCGGCAATATGACTAGCGAAGATGGGATAATCTCGCTTTTGAACAAAAGAGGGGCTAATTTTGTCTCTAAGCTAGCGCCTTACATGCAAATGAGTAATCAAGAAGCATTTGCTATGGAATCTATTGAGTTAGCTATCCGAAAAACCATGAACCAACATGGTATACACCAGCGGGCAGTCATTAAATTATACAAGCTGGCCAAGGCTAAAATTACCCCTGCAGATCTACAGCAGGGCAATTCTCCTCATGCCAAGCAGCATGCTGAAAACCTCCATAAGAAGCTATTTACGGCAGTCAGCAATGATCGGGGGTCATCAGACTACTTAAGCCAGTTTGTCGCTGCAGCCTTGGTTTATGAGCCCCTTAAAACAGCCTTAGGAAAGATCGACAGTAATCCGAATTTGCCTAGAGCAGAGACTTTCGCCGGTAAATTAGTAAACGCATTTTTGGGCTTAATTAACGACCTATCTCGACGGATTGCAGGAACCAGCGGCGTATACCGGGGCAATACAGAATTGATGCGTTTGGCTGAACAAATGGCTTCAGTCCAAAATCGCCATAAAAGTTCGCTAGTAAATAAAGGGAATAATGCTTTAGATGTCCTTAACGATACGACTATTAATGTTGTTTCCGGTGTCAAAGATAAAATTCAAAGTGGCCTTGAATCAGATTTAGTTCGCAATAACCGTTTTGACTTAGTGCGGGTTTTTGGGTTAATCGGGCGAATGGCTTTGAAAGACCAAGGTGCAGCTTACTTTAAAGAAGCCAAAAAATTTAGAGACAAACGCTACAAAGAGCGTTTAGGTTTGATAACTTCGTTGGGAAATGAAGCATTAGGAGAAAACGAATATAACAGGATTAACCACGACCTGTTAAATGAAGCAAAAAATCACGAACAAGATCGAAAAACTCTTATTGATGAAACTTCTAAAATGTTGCGGAATTGGTTAGAAAATCTTTCCGAAAATGAGTTGGAAGACGTTACTAGAGGGGTCATCCGCACGGATTTAGCTAGGCTATATGCTGAATTAGGTAAAGAGCAATTTGCAGCGATAGTGGCTAATTCGGAGAAATTGGATCGTGAAATTGCGGCATATGAAAAAAAATTAAAAGCTGCTGCCCCTAAAGATGCTGAGGATATGCTCAACAGTGCCAAAGCTTTAGGGTACTTTATGACAACGCGGGTATCGACACACCCAGCGTTGTTATTGAATGCCCATAATATTGCAAGAGGGCTTAATCTAAAAAATCGGATAACAGACACTAAACAAATCGCCGCTACAGAACCGACAATAGATGTACTGGCTTCGCTGTATGCGTTTAAATACTTAGACCCACAAGTGAAGAAAAGTGTTACTAAACTGTATCTAAACAACGATAGCAGAGAAGGTATTGTCGCTACTATGGACTTGCACCAAATTATGCAAAAAGAAGCTGTAGAAAGCTCTTTTAGTGGTAATCGGACACAAATGATTAAAGGGTATACCAAGGATATAAATAACCCGAATATCGATGTAATAGCAGCAGATACATCAGACAGTGTAGTATTAGAAGCCCAAGGTTATGTAGAAGTGAGTAGCCTTGAGCAAGACCCCTCAGATAGTCCATCAAAACGTAGCTTATACGTGCGTAGGGGTGGGGGGTTAAAGCGGTATATTACCGGCGCATTTTCGTTGAGTGATAAAGGGGCCAAAGGGTCTACGATTGTGCCAGGGACATCCAATAATTATTTAGGGGTTAACCCTCTTAATGTTGCTGCGGTCAACAACGTAACCCAAAAGAAATTGAATAGGGCGGCAAAGCTAGGAAGCAACTTTGATCCAACAACTGCAAAAAAGCAAGCGCATTTAGTACCAGTTGTTAATGATCAGGGTACTATCGTCAATCATCGGTACATTATGCATGACAGTACCCGTGATGCCTTTATGGAGCCCCTACATCGGGTTGATGCAGTATTAGGAGGAATGGCGGGGAATACCTTTGATAAAGCCCATACGGGTAAGCTCAATGAAATGGTGGTAAATGCTGTACATAAGCAGTATTTAGCAGAACGTGTAAAAAATCCCGATGCCTTCATAGAAGTTGGCCCAAATAGTAGCGATCCGCAGGTCGCTGAGTCGTATCGCCTATTGCCTAAGGAGACTAAAAAATACATAAAAAGTGTTTGGGGCCAAGATCATATGATGGTTCGTAACGATGTCTATGACATGACTATGGGGTATCGGGCTGCAAGCATTGTAGATGGCATGTCAAATTGGGTCAGTAACACGGAATCGATTGAAATGTCGGTCGCTAAAAAAGTTTTCACCCGAGTATTAGTGGAAACTAATATTATTACCCCTAAATCTTTAAATAAACTAAGTACCTTTGAAGATATTTGGCAAGAAGTAGTAGATGTTGTTAAAGACAACATTGTGATTAAAACCTTGTTTACCCTTCTTGGTAATATTTCCAGTAATGTCACTATGTTGTTGTGGATGGGGGTAAATCCGGTCGATTTAGTTAAAAACCATGTTGTTGCTATATCGGGCCTTATTCAGTATCAAAAAGACTCTACAGAATTATTTAAGGTAAACCATGAATTAAATAGTGGGTTGATTGCTAGAGATAGGGTTGCATTAGAAAATAGGAAGGTAGAGCTAGAGGATGCAATAGCGAAGAATCCCGTCAAAAAATTAATTGAAGCGGGTATGTTACAAACTATTGTAGAAGATATTGAGGCGGTAAATGATCCGTATTCTTATAAATCTAGGTTGGGCGAGTATGTCGATGAAAAGACAAACAAAATCCCTAATAGTGTTAGAAAAGTCGGTGATCAATTATTTATGACGCAAGACACTACGTTGTATAAAGTGCTTAAGCAATCAACACAGTATAGTGATTTTGTGGCAAGGTATGTTCTTCACGAACATCTAACTACGCGTAAACATAACAAAATGGAGCCAAAAGATTCACTGGCATTGGCGAGAAAGGCCTTTGTAAACTACGACATTCTAACACATCGAACAATGCATTATCTTAATTCGATGGGGCTGTTGTTTTTTACAAAATACTTTATTAGGATTCAAGCAGTACTGTTACATCTGTGGCAAACAGAGCCTGCGAGGGGATTAGCAATGGTAGCGCTGAGTAATTTATTGCCTGGTATACCAACAATTTTAGACTCAAGTATGATCGGTAGGTTTGGAAATCCTTTTGATATTGGGGCATTAAATTTGCCGGGGACGCTTGGAGAAATTGCCACCATTAAGATGGCAATGTCACCGTTTAACTAATCTGGGTTGCTAGTTTCATCTTTGTCTTCAATTAGAAGCATACCTAAAATGTAAATACCAGCCCAGATTAAGCCGATGCTGAATAGGAAAGGAACTATTACCCATAATATCTTAACAATGAATGCCAAGAAAAATGCTAACAGCCCAACTATTGTCGCTTTAACCGTGGAGATTAATTTACGCATCGTAATACCTCTTACTACTACCCCCTATTAAATAAGCGGCTGGTACTTTCGTCATCCGCAGTGTTGCTGTCTAGGGTTGGGGACGGCTCTCCCGTAGGTGGGGTTAGTTCATCAGGGGTATTGTCATCAATTACTGTAGTGGGCTCTACGTCCTTAATTGTGCTAGGGCAGCTTGAGTCATTAGAGGCCTCTTCCGGGGCTGTTAATTCTATTTCTACGCCAATTTTAGTTGGGTTGCGAGAAATGTTGAAATCTACGCTCGATGCCTTCATTGGGCTGTTAGATAGTAGCTTTGCAACATGATCACTAACCATTTGTTGTAGTTCTTGTTCTGAGAATTGAATTTTCATAAATTACCTTATAGTGTTTGAGTGTTAATTAATTGAATTGATTGTTGAAAAGCGGGTAGCTGAACACCACTAAAAATAGTGGCTGCAGCATCAGCTTCATGCTCTGCTTTACTTTTAACTACGAAAAGTTCACCATTTTGTTTTCGGTGCGGCCAAGGTGCTGAAGGAAAGGTTGCCATCGCCCAGTTAATCATTTGTTGCTTAGTGGCTTTGGTTTTTCCGAAAGATCCGAGCTTAACTTCTCGTTGTGTGAGTTCGTAGAAATGGATACCAGAAGCACGTAAAGCGCCGAGTACCCCAACACAAATAGCGTAACCGGCCATGGCCCGCGCAGACTGGCTACCATGAGGGACTTCCACAAAGATAGCATTAGCTCCCTTTGCAGCTTTTGCTGCTCCAGTGTAGAGCTGAGTTGCTGAGGAGAGGTCTTTACTGCTTTTACGGACTGTTTTATCTCCCTCAACAGTTGCTTCCAAAACATCGACATGGCTGACCTCAATTTTGTTAGTGAGGGTGTCATAGGCACCGGAAGCTACGCCCCAGTGCCTAAGTGACGGGTCGAATCCGACAACTTTTAGTATAGCCATTAACTAGTTGCAAAAAGGCTAGTAGCCGGCTTATCGGTTTTGCCTTGTGATGCTCCAGGTAAGCCCGGTTTTGAGACATCTTTAGTAGTTTTGTCGATAACTGAGTCAGTAAACTTCTCTATCCAACTGGTTAAGAAATTGGCTTCATCAGCTTTCGCTAAGATTTCTGCTACGGTCATGCCGTCATCCCTACGAAATACTTTGCTTACTTCGTTTACTTCCCGTGACTCGCCTCCAGGTACCCACTTACCTTCGGAATTTTGCACATTTTTATCAACTTTCTGTTTAAGTACCCCTAAAGTAATGGACTTGTTAAGCAACCCAGTGATTACATTTTTCTGGGTGGGTAACTCCTTCTTGGCGGTAAAGTTGTAAAGTTTGATCACTTTATCTTCGCCGGTTTCTTTAACAATTTCGGCAATTTCTTTTCCAGCCGCCAGTAAGGCAATGCCGTTAGCTAAAGTAAATCCAGGTAAGTAATTTTTACTTTGGTCATTTTTGTTAATGTAGTAATTCTTATTGCCTTTTTCATTGCCAGAAGTCATCCAGCAATCCTGATTGATTGTTTTGTTATCATCAGTAACAAAAGTAAGCTTTAGGGCCAAAGCCCCACTTTTTGCCTGTTCAGTGTAGGCCATTGAAATTGTTGCATGGTAGGCACCAGAATTCACTGGGCCAAAACTACCACCTAAAACATCAGTGTCTTCTTTTATATCGTCGGTTGTATTTAATGCGTCAAAAATACTCATAAAATTTCCTTTAATTTAATTTAATTTAATTTAATTTTTTCTCATAAAAGTGCCGAAAGGCACTTAATCGTAATATTCATGCAACCTGTTCATGATTAATTGCATGTTGTTGTCGGTAAATGTTTCTGAGGTGTCAAATAATCCTATAGGGCCTCTAAGACGTTCATTAACTGTTTCTTTGGTGATTTTAGTTTGAAAAACGTACTTAAAACCTAATGTGGCCTCTTCATCGGTAATATGTAATAAACTAGACTCATAGGCATCTAATTTTTTAAGGACAACTTTTTTAGACGCAATGATCGAAGAAAAATAAGATTCAATGCCATTATTTTTAAGGGCACCTTTTATTGGTACCTTAGTTTCAATAATCATTTCACCCTCATTAAGTGCGTCTACTGTATGGGCTATAAAGATTACATTTTTAGTGGATTGAGCCACATGAGTCTGCATAAGGGTTTTATAAAATTGTGCAAAATCCCCCCAAGCTTTTTGGCCATTAGTTGAATTGTAAATATATAATGATTCAAACATATCCATTAGGTATGTTAGTGAGTCAACGACAATAGTGTGGATTTCTGGCATTGTTTCAGCAGCGGTAAATCCTTCGTTTACTTGCATGGGGTCAGTAATAATAAATTCCTTAAACTTAGAGTTAAAAGGCAATTTTTTGCCCGACTCACAGTTCAAGTACATAACACCTTCTGGGTTATCCAGTGGCATTAAAGACGCTGATTTACCTGTGGAAGATTTACCACACAGAAGTATCAACTTGTCATTTACAGTTTGTGACATAAGGGTTCCTTATATTTTTGGATTCACTGAAAGGGCGTAGCCCTCTCAGTTTGTTTGAAAACTAAGCAGGGGATCTAGCTAGGTGCTTAGTCACGGTGACCATGATAGTGCCAAGAATTTCAGCCTCTTCTAATTTATCTGCCATCTTGTCATTCAAAGACATTACTTTTTGTCGTGTCGCGTCGAAATCAAAACCGGCGTCTACAAGTATCATCGCGTACTTTAATAATTGGTCGTTACGATTGCCGTTACCTGAATTATTAATTACCCAGCGTTCAAGATTATCCATACTGGCTTGATCCACGAGTAGTTGTTTACGCTTTTCGTTTTTACTGGTTTTAGGTATTAAGGGAAGCACATCTAATAGTTCACCATCTTGGTAAGCATATTGGCCCGCGTGTGATAGCCATTTCCGTGAGCGTTGACCTGTACCGTCATCTACTTTAAAGGGCAACCATTCGTATAAATTACTCATGAACTCTTTAAAGTCGTTAGTATCCAGCGTTAACTTGTAGTTAGTGGGGAGTACAATGCGGAAGCGTTCTTCTTGTGGAGTGCTCCGCTTAGTTGTGTAAAAGAGTGCTTTATATTCTTTTAACAATTTTTTAGCAGTAGCTAGGGTTGTGCCCCCATCGACATCAATAACAAGCATATTAAAGCCGCTTTCAACATTGTTTTCTTCACGGTGCCCTTGCGCCGTGTCACCTTCCAGTAAGTGATGGTTTACCCAATGTAACCCAGAGACTTGGGTTAGCTTATGTAGCTGATCGAAGGGTGCGTACTCATTGCTATAGTTATACGCTACGTGCGTTGAATAACTTACTATGAGTTTAGTTAGATCAGTCGCTTCTAAAGCTTCCCCACGTATAAACTCTATACCGTCAATAAAAGATTTCTTAATAAGTATATTGTTTTGGTATCCCCAGGCTATTGCCAAATTAAGCATGTCATTCTTATTTGACGCGTTACCTTTGTAAAAAGGCAAATCTTCCACCAGATCCACTTGGGTAACATTACGGCGAATAGCGGCGATGTACTTGGCTAACTTAACGTAAGCTTT